AAAACGGCTATTGGTGACTGCCACTATATGCCGGTATACCGCCCCTAAATCGGGAGGCACAAGAAGCTCCGTTGTAAACGACCACGTTACACCGGTGGTGGTACCAACCTCATTGATTGAGTCAACCCGCCAGTAGTAGGTCGTATTGTAGCTCAGTGCCACAGGCATAGTCAGAGTAGCACTGGTGGTAGTAGTGTAGGTCCACGTGGCCGGGTTCGTACCAAAGTACACTTTGTAGGAATCTCCGTCCCCCGTCCAACTCAATGTCGCCTGTGACAGTAATACCCCCGTAGCAGCATTGGCCGGATTTGGGTTAGTGGCCTGTGAGGGCGGAGTAGGTATAGGAGTTCCCTCAATTGTCACATATGCGGCTTCCGAGTTAGAGGCCCATGTATACGTAACAGTGGTAGGTGAAAAAGTATAGCCGCTTAGTACGGGCGTATCATAAGACCACGGAAGAAATGCGTAGCCATTATCAAATACAAAGTAGTCCCCGCCGCCTACCTCCGTTACTAACGGCCCGCTGTCGCCTAAACCTAATCCAGTCACCCCCTCAAGACCTGTCCCACTACTCGCAATGTGTATTATACGAATAGAAAAGTAACCCAGCACTGTTTGTAAAACCAGTAGTTTCGTATCACAGTAATAACCCTCTGGAATATCGTCCAGTGCCCCAGACAAAACCACCACATTAAAAATACTACCACCTACTGTTGGGTCGTCAGGCAAGGCACCGGTATTAACTACAGCAGTAATACGAAACGAGGTCGCCCCTTGTGTATACACATCATTCACAGCCGGAAAGCCGAGGGCAGTGTAGTAAACACCAGCATGTTGATAGTATGTGGTGGCCATTTAAGGCAACGCCTCTTGGGTTGCTACTATGCACATTGCCACAATAGGCTGTGTCGCAGAACCCAACTGCGTCGAACTCCACTTAGCCATACCCGGACGCTGGCCTAATCGAATACGTGTTCCCAAAACGTCGCGGACACGGACGTTGTACATATCCAGACTGTACTCCGGGTTCGTACTACAGAACGCAGTACCAGCCGCATACCCTTTGACGGGAAGTGGCACATTACGTACCGGCATTTCTCTTCCTCTTGTCAGACATCTTCATAATTTCATTATAGTCGTCATCCGAGAGATTAGACATCTGGGACTTCGACTGTTTACTGGTAATTCCCACCGACTCGGCCCCACGAGCCTTCATAAGTCGGCCATGCCATTTACCCCATGTATCGGGGTCTTTTCCTTCATTCTTCATCTGATTAAAGTAAGCCATATACTGTTTCTTGGTCTTAGTATCGGCCACAAGTTCATCCTTAGTCATTCGTATTCCTTTCTAGAGGCGGTAAAGAATGTCCACGACTTTAGCATTCGTGCCGCCGTAGAAGTACAGCTTCGACACATCATCAATGGGGATTCGTAGAGCGTCGGCGTACACAGTGCTGGCAATAAATGGAGGCACTGGCAGTCCGGTAATAGCGGTACATGCTGAGCCAATGTTCACTCGCACGTCCGTTCCATCCGTCAACAACCACACCTCTTTACACGGTAGTGACGTTCCTCCGTTACCTTGCCCCACATTGGAGGCAATCGTCACTCGGACGCTGCCCCCTTCGTCTGGCACTCTGGTATAGTCGGTATTTTTGTATTTGCTTACAGCCATCGGTTAGACCTTTTCAGTTTTTTCGGTGAGCTTACGCAACAGAATAGGAATCGTTCGATCCAGAACAACGCCAAGCACAACACCACCAATAAGCCACAGCATAGTAACTCCTTAGACATTACGAGTACGATTTGCGTCGTGATTCACAATCTCAGGAACCGTGCTCAGGTAGAACAACTCAACGAGCATCTTACCTGCGGAAATAGACGTGAAATCTGCGGCACCCGTAACACGCAGATAAATCGACTGAGCACTGGCATTAAATTCCAGCGGGTCTTCTGGGCTGTCACCCACGGTAGCCGCCGTGTACACATTCACACTGGTCCCATCACTATACTGATCTTCACCAGCAGTCTTACCGACCGTCATCACCGCAGATGTATCACCCGTAAAGCCAGTCGTCACTTTAACACGCAGGCCAAGGACAATCGCCCCGGCGGGAAGCTGTCGGGTCATAGTAAAGTCGCCGGACGTACCAGCACCATCAGTGAAATCATCGTAACTTACCCACTCTGCAATACTCCGCAGACCCAGACCAACTGGACTACGTTCAAGCTCAGTGTTGACATTGTTAATCGACATTAGTTACTCCTTATCCCAGACCTAGTTCTGAGAAGTTGTTATAAATGTTGGCCGTCGGAATTGACCGGAACCATCTACCTGGCGACATGACACTGAATCTCGACGAGAACGACAAGCCTTCCGAGTTAATCGGACCAACCGTACTCGGTATTTGCGACACGTCGTTTGCCACCAACCTCTGAAGTTTTTCCGCGTACAACTGCGTGTGAATACCAACTATATCTTCTTCCTTCTGCTCCGCAATTGCCAAGGCACCCTCAAGAATCACTTCCGACGCCTCTGGACCACCGACAAAATACTCGGTACTAGTAGTCAGGGCTTCAGGAACCGTGTTATACATGAAGGTTATCTCGTGTGATGTGTTCGGGGTAGGCCACAGCAACATTTCAAAGCGAGTGCCGGACTCCACATCATACGTCACAGGAGCAATAGCGAACTGAGCGGGAAAGGATGTGAAGTTACCAAACACCCGGTTCTCAAGCACCACATCTACGGGCACTTGAGTCAACTCCATGTACGCCTTAGACAGGGCGAAGTGTGGTCGTGAAGCCATCGAACTAAAGTCCGGCGGCATAACGGCTCGCCACTGCGAAGAATGTGTTACAAGGGTGTACATCCTGCGGAGGAAGCTCCAATAGTGCTTCTGCCCTGTTCTGGAATCTACCGGGAACAGGAAGTTCAGATATGCTCTATTGACAACCGCCTTTACTTTAGTAAGATCAGTACCGCTCGGACCTGAACCCAATCCCAGATACTCACTTACCGCAGTATACGCATCGCCAAATGTGTTGCCCAGTCTTGCCATCTTCACTCCCTAGGTCATTGGGGGAACGGGTGTTCCCCCTTTGACTGGAGACGTCCTTGCCGGAGGTTTTACGCTTCAAGCATTTTATACAATTGACCAACCACGATAGGACCGAAAGCCTCACCAACCAACTCCTTGATTAGAGTCGCCTCTTCTAGTGTCAACTGTACACTATCTTCCTTGTAAATTCTCATGGCCAGATCATATTTTCTGATCTTGTCCGTGCCTTTATCCTTTTCCTTCGGAGACAGTAGGACGTTCACAGTTACCGTCCGCACTGTAATATCTACCAGTTTACCGTCAACCATTTCCTGCAACGGCTTACCATTAAAATTCACCAAGGCTTGAATTGTGTTCAGTACCATAAAACCTCCGAAAAATAGACTTGGGGAGACTCCTTTCTCCCCTTGTCAGTTCACCTATTAAGCATCGGCAACCAATGCCGTAGCTGTACCTGCCAACAGGTAATACGTGGTGCTTCCCACCTTAATGGGAATCTTAATCGCCGTGCCATCGCCGTCGAAGCCCAGAACATGAGCAGCCTCAACCGCGGCAGCACTCGCACTGACAGCAGCGTTCGCGTCAAACGTGAACAGGTTGGCGAAACCGTAGTCAGTTGCCTGCATGTCAACTCTAATGGCACCATCAATCGCAGTGTTAATCGTACCACGAGTACGAATCTGAATACCGTACTCTGTAGTAGCGGCCAAACCTTCGCGGTTAATGGCAACATCAAGGCCACCAAACTCGGTCTTAGCCGTCGCCGCCAAGTCCTGAGCGTCCACCTGCAAGCCGATAGCCGTGTCAGTGGTACTTCCCTGTTTCAGAGAAATACTGACGATATTGGTCAGTCCACCCAACACACCGCCATCCCTATTACTGGCAACGATGTTGATACCTCGGAAGTTGAACACCGACGTATTGGCGACATAGTTGTTGACACTGACACGAATTGCAGCATCGTCAGCACCAGCCACACTAATAGCACCGGACTCCTTGTCACCGGTGATGTACAGACCCCACGTTCGCGGGCCACCCTCACCAGCACCAGTATACAAGTTATCCAAGATCATCCGAAGACCGGACGCATCCCCCGTAGTTACACCTCGCGTCGGGGACAGCACCATGTTCGTGCCCGTAATAACTTGACCAGTCGGGAACAGCTTCGCCAGAACCAGCCCATTAGTACCGGACCGATCCACGGTTTCCTCTACCAACGCACAAGGAGCCGTCGGTGTCGCAGCCATCACGTAGGTCGCGGTAATAAGACCGAGCACCGTCGAACCAACCGTACAACTGGCACTGGTTTTAACCGGCACAATCGCCCCAGTCGGCTCATAGACATCAAGCTGCAAACTAGAGCCGTTGGCCACAGTCTGACCACACCACCCACCCTCAGCCACAACGCCTGCGAACCACTGCAAGTTAGCCGTAACCGGGTTCTCTACCCGCAGATACTTTCCTTCGTTCTGAGAACCTTCTGCGGTCGTGGTGCTCTCAGCCGTACCGGACCAACCAAGAATGTTGGTCGTGCTATCATAGTTATAGCACATAGGCTCACCCTGTGCAATCGTGCGGGTCGTACCGCTACTGTTGGTATACAGTACGGTCTTCCGGCAGGCGGCGGGTTCTTGCCCAAAAGTTGCCAAATTTCTACTCATTGTAATTCTCCTTTAGTTAAGGTTTTGTCCGTTAGTTCGAGGGATGATCGCTGATAAGAAAACCGGCGTGCCGTCTTCCACCCTCTGCGAAAATCTGACCAACAATATCACAGTACACGGACACAACCAAGTGCTGATTACCAGCCGCACGAGTCACCGGCTTACTCACGGTCCAATCCCAACCAGTAAGAACCATAGGATAAAGCATGTTATGGTTGATACCATAAATCGGGTTAGCTCCGTACAGCGAAGCGTTATCACTATCAAGCAGGTCAACGTACTCAAACGACACGCCCTTGAACGTCGGCACACCAAAGTGACTACCAATTCTGAAACCCATCTGGTCATCGCTCTTGGCGTACAGGGCATTCAACTGACCAATGACATAATCATTGGAATACAGCGAGAATCGCGGGGAATACACACCCTGAGCACCACCGAGGTCCAGATTACCAGCCGGGGTCTGCGGACCCGTAAAGTTCAACTTACGAGTGGCACGATCCAGAAGAACCAGAAGGCTGTCATCAATGTTGTCCTTGTGGTCAGCATAGTAGCTTGCCCAACGCGGATTTACAGTCGCACTGGAATTGATACCGCCAACGTCATAAGCAGTACCCGGAGTGCTACCATCATTGTACCGAGCCTGATAGCCGGTCCAACCACCAGTCGAAGACTGTGTACCCAGAGACAACCAAGCCGGAATACCTTGGAACGACAGGGTATCCGAAGAACTCGAAGGGGTCGCCCAAATCTTCTGGTAAATCACATCAACCAACTCACGGACCATGTTGTCACGCTTCATATCGACAACATTGAAAATCTGTTCCGGGCCGTTGTTGATGTCGACTTCGATCATGTTCCAAGAAGTGTTCGTGGTGGCGTGGGTCCAGTTCACCGTATACAACTTGGAAATGTTCGTGATGTTATGGGTATCTTCGTCCCAGAACCCCGCCATTTTGGCGTTACCTTCATCGAGCAGGTTCACATAACCTTCGATGTACTTACCGCCCTGAACCTTCTTGTTACTCTTCCAAAACGAATTGAACATCGCGTACTGACTGTACGCATACGTGTAGGCAGGCTTCCGCATCGCAATATGTTGCAGCGTACCGTGAATTACATCACGTGCCTGATCTATCGTATAAGTAGCCATAGTCATTATCCTTTAGTTAGACGGTCATTCCTGCACGTCTCATAGCTTCCGTAACTACAGCGGACTTTTCCTCGGACTCGTTCTCATACTTGACAACGGTTTCCTTGGCAGTACGCTTGGGCGAGAGACGTTTCTCGTTACGCTTAAACTCCTTTAACACCTTTTCATGGACATCCTTCTCCATGTGCTTCCCTTTATACCAAGTAAGAGCCTCTTCCAACGCCTGCTCAGTATTCAAGCCCATATTCTCAAATGCCTTCGACGCTTTCCACACTTCACTGCGGGCTTTCATAGCCACGGAAGTTGGAACATAGTCACCATTTGGGAAACGGGGCAGCGTCTCGGTCTTCCCGAACACTGCGAACTTGTCCGAAGCTTTGTCGAAGAACTTGTTGGTTGCGTCCAACCGAGCACGATGTTCTTCCATTTCGCGGTTTTCCTGAACTGAGCCTAGACGTTTTTCTAGCTCGTCCAGCTTTTTACGCCTCGCTTCGTTTTGTTCCAAAATAGGCTTGAGACTATCAGGAACTACTGGTTTCTGCTCTACCTCAGTTTTCTTAGCTTCTTGTGCTTCTGCGGCTTTAGCTTCCTCCAAAATCTTTGCGGTTACAGGGTCCAAACCTTCCTGCTCTTTAGGAGACAGCGAAGGAATCATTTCTTTCAACTCAGCATTAGTGTAATTTTGGGCAAACTTGACAACATCATCCTCTGTCCACCCTGCTTTCGTCGCGGCCTTAGCGAACTCCGGGTCAATGTCCTCTTCAGACACCGCCTTAGTCTCAGCTTTAGGCTTATCCTCAACCTCACCATTCCCAACAATCTTATCCCACAGCTTGCGGACAACGCTTTTACCCTCTTCCGCAACCTTCTCAGGGGCGTCTTGGGGCTGTTCCTCTACCTCTTCTTGAGTATCAACAACCTGCTCAATTTCTGGCTTAGCAGCAGGGCTTTCAACAGGTTGACCGGCATTAATTTCAGGACTTTCCATTATCGTCTCCGTTAGTTAGCGTCTTTCTTATCGTGGCAGTCGTCGCACAGCTTTTGGGCCGGGGCACGAGGGGTAAACTCCTTCTCGCACACGGTACAAATCTTCGGTGCCAGCATATCAACCTTGGCCTGCTTCTGTTCCTCGAAGTATTCGCGGATACAGGTCTTAATCAGAGCCTTCATTTCCTTCAGACGCTTCTGATCCGACTGAATGACGTCCTGACTCTCGTTCGTCTTAGGCGTGGTCGTGGTATAACCATGCTTCGTGCAGTCTGTACACATGGTTTCATCACCCTCGGCCACAAAATCACACTTACAAAATTCGCACTGCTTCTCATTCGACAATCTTGTAATCAGTTTGCCACCCATAACGTCTCCATTAGTACTCATCGTAGTTTGCTTCGTGCATTCGGCGAAGCTTTTCTTGTCGGTTACGTATAAACATTTGTCCTTTATCGTTAAACACTGCATCAGGGTGGCGAATACGAGCTTCCGCCACTTCCTGCGGGTTATCTGCATTTATTCCAAGTGCCCAACTCCATCTGGGGTGGTCTTCGTTGGCGACATCGCAGGCACGAGACGGGGCCAGTTCCGCTTCAATGTCTCGCGGCGATGCTTTCTCGCACTGCGGGCACGATTGCGGCTCATTTCGTCTCGAAATGGTAGATACATATTTGAATCCATGACCACACGCCGAGCATTTATAGGAGTATTCTGGCATATTCTATGAGCCTATAATCCACATTTCGTAAGTCACGACCTCTGCGGAGTCATTGTTCTTCAACCACAGAGCACCCTTGGGCTTAAACACAGCCATTTCGCCTTCGTCCACGGTGATTTCCTCACTAAACGCGGACACGTAAGACGTATCAAGGGCGGCATCGTTCGTCACACATTTGAAAACCACCAACTCGATAGTCGAGATACCGTCTACCGTCAAGGCTTCAGCAGTATCCGCAGTAGCCTGCACACCATATATATGTACTTTCTTAGTCGGGGCAGATGTCTCGAAGGTTTCGAGTATATCGTCCTTTTCTCCAAGCCCTGTAATCTCACCAGATATTGTTACTGTACATGCGGCCATAAAGTTACCCGTTCAATACAAGTAGTGATTTACTTCCGCTTCCCACGCCTTAAACCATGTTTCATAGTGTCCTAACGCCACATTACATGTATTACACAGTAAACCACGCACCATCTTAGTGTTATGGTCATGGTCTGTTTTTATTTTATCATACGCGACGGCTACGCCACAAATAGCACATTTACCTTTTTGATCGTGGTACATCTTTTGATGTTGCTCAAGTGTCAAGCCATATAAATATTGCATAGTACAGCGTTTCTGATAGTGCGGATCACGCTGTTGTCTTTTTATAGCATTTTTCTTCTTAGTATTTTGACCCAACTCACTGTAGTAATATCTCTTTTCGGACTGACTATCACATTGTTTGCACCTATATGAAAACCCATCTGGTGTCCGTTTATTTCTATAAAAGCACCCCACTGGTTTTTCAACATTACAATGTGAACACGTCTTATTTTGCATAGTAGCTAATCTGATGGTAGTTGTTTTTAACTGCCCTACAGTACAAAAACAGGTAGATTGGGTTTAACACAAAAAAGAACCACTGCCCATACACTAATTCCATGCAAGCCCATAATGGCAATGTAGCGGCCCCAAGTATGTAACCCCACACTTCGTGGCCTTTTCGACTGAGTAGGTAGGTCGTCGTCAGACTCAACACCGTCGTCACTACTTGCAGCACTACGCCAATCATCAGACACCTTTGGCACGTCCATTATTCAGCCTTCTTAAACGCGGGACAGTATCTCCGCAACCACTCGTACAGCAATTCAATGTGCTCGACTTCTTCGTCCAAGTTATGCTGAATCACCTTCTTGAGCAACTCGTCGTCAACGCAGTTCAATCGCTTGATATACTTCTCAGCCGCGTCCACTTCTTCGCGGAGACTGCACAGGGCGGCAATACAAGTTTCTACCTCTTTAGGCAGGTCTTCTTTTTCCGTCTCGGCCATTTGTTACTCCACGTAAACCGCGTTTTCGTCTGACGCCCGGCCCGCACCCATGTCATTAATTTGTTTCTGAAGCTCAGAAATGGTTATAGACAGTTGAAGAATGTCCAACTGTGCCTGTGCCCATTCGTCCTCCGTCAAGTTAAAGGACGGTGGTTCTACCACTTCAAGTTCCATCAAAGCAAACCACTCACTAACGGCAGTCCATTTGTGCTTACACACTTCAATAGGCACACTGTAATTCAGTCCCGGTCCAACGCCCGCCACCAATACACCAATAACCTCGCCTTTGATATTAAACACTGGCCCGCCTGAATTTCCCGGATACGCGGAGGCGTCACTCTGAAAGGTCACGCCCCATCCGTAATGTTCTGATTCTGGGCCGGACAAAGGTCGCTGCTTACAGGACAAAGTACCTAGTGTCACCGAGTTAAAGTTTTCGATTCCCAGAGGACTCCCGGCCACGAATACAGGATCACCTACGCGAACTGCATCCATCGTTGCCAGTGTAGCACAAGGCAACGGCGTGTTCACGTCGATCTTCAAGAACCCAATATCATGCTTCTTGTCGGCCAGTGCCTTAGTGGTCTTAAACTTGCGTCCGTCATTAAGAGTAACCTCAAACGTGCCCCCGCCCTCAACAACATGCTTCGCCGTAAATATCACGCCGTCAGCCGACACAATACACCCTGACCCCTGCCACTCGCCCACCTTGGAAATATGAACCACTGTGGGAAGTGTACGCTCTACCTGATTGGCAATTCCGGGAAGCGTAACACTCTGCTTATTCAGACCTACTCCAATAAGCACCAGAGACACCAGCACCAACACCGCAGCCATCTTCTTCTCAGGACTCATTGTGTTATCCTTACATCGACCCCGGTTGATTGTTATTCGCTTTTTCGGGCGACTGCTCGTATCTGTTTAAGTTCGCGTTCATATTCCCAATTGTTGCACCAAAGGCGTCACTGGTCTGTCCTTCGGCGTTCTTACGTGATTTCCCTGATTGACCCATCGGCAACATCTGCTGAGCCTGCCCCTCCAACATATCAGGCACAGCACTCTTGTACCACTGATTCATAGTATCTACGCCTAGGTAATCACCAAGAATCTTTGTCACCAGCGGGTAATCCACTTGCTGGCCCTGAGCCGCTGCCAACTGCTGAGTCGGAAGAATCCACTGACTCATAAGCTGCATGATCTTCTGGAACTGCAACTCAGGCGAGTTTCTCTGAGTGGAGTAAGGAACAATCTTAAACACGAAATCGTAGAAGTCACCCACCTTTTCCACAGACGAGAATCGCACCGGCAACTCACCCACGCCCGGAATCTCTTTAATCACTGGCACATAAGTAGACGGATCAGTCCAGAAGGCCCACGCCAGTTTCTTCACAATACTAGTCGTGAAGCACATGAACCGGCTGTACATATTATTCACAATGCGGGAAGCATTGCTGTAAATCAACTGCTCTTGGCCCAGTGTCGGTGCATTGACTCCACGCCCACCCATCACATCAGACGCCGCACCCTGCTTCGAGAACTCCATTTCCACATAGTTGACCCACTGGTAGTTAAGCTCATTCACACCACCCAACGAAATAGGTTTCATAGCGTCAACATTCGCCACACGAACCGTACCGTTATTGGGTGTCTTAACTACTTCCTTCACATCGTCCGCCACTTCTGCGGAGTAAGCAAGGATGTTCTTCTGGGACTCGGCCTGCTCACGCATCTTATCAATGAGCAAACTCATGGTCGTGTCCAGATCATGCCAAGACCACGCCGGTGGAAGAGGATTGGCCGTATTCGGGAAGAACTTATAACCTAGATAATCATAAGGTCCGCCCGCTGGTCCATCCCACTCTACTTCACGCAGGATTTTAGCCTTGCGACCCTTCGGCATGATAGTTACAATAGTGTTTTCATCATACAGGTAGAAGTCAATGAACGTCGTAAAGTCTCGGAGTGACAGACCCTTCTTATCCCAAGACGGGTTAGCAATCCGTCGCGGGTCATAATCCATAGCCAGACTAGAGTCAGCCGTAATATAGTCCGCTATCTCATTACCGTGCTTATCCTTGCCCGCGAAGAAGTCCTTCGCGTAGTCAGTGGGCAGGGTATACATATCGCCTTCCAGCGTAAAGTCAGCCCGACGCTTGGCCGAAGGATCACCTATGTAACAGGAGTCATCAATCACTTCGACATTGGGAGTACCCAACTTTATACTGACATCATTTTCAGAAATCGTTCGGTCATAGTAGAACGATGTTCGGGTAATGCCAGCACCAAACATAGAATTGATCGCCGCCGGAATCAAAACAGTCTCAGCCAACTTGAGCTTCTCTATGAAGAAGTTCAAAGCTAGCTGTGTAGTATAAGACCAGCCTCGCAGTTCTGGAATCTGTGTCTCCACCAGAATGCGGGGATTGCCTTCTGTCAAGAAGGGGACCAGCGTACTAACACCACGATCCATCAGATTGATCGTATGTGTACGACCGTAACCCGGATCGAAGTACCCGGATGCCCACAACTTGAGCATTGTCTCACGGTGACGCAGTGGGCCTTCTTGCAGCTTCTTCCACGTATCGGCAATAAGCTGTAGCTTGGCAGGAAAGCTCTTTGCGTTGCCGTAATTTTTATAAGTGGCTGCGTCGGACATAAGCCAAAGCCTTCTCTATCAAATAAGTCCCACACTCGTCTACCTGTAAGCCGCCGAGTGCCATATTACACGACCGACACAGTAAACCACGAACTTGATTAGTAATGTGGTCATGGTCAATATTCAAAGGCTGCAATAGTTCACTTTCGGGTATACCACAAATAGCACAGCAGCCACACTGTTGTTCTAACAACGCCTCTCGCTGTTTAATATCCACGCCGTACAAACGTTTTATAGTTTGTTCTTTTCTCCGTTGTTTTTCTTGGGCTGTAAAATTCCATTTCTCTTTATGGGTTTGATAATAGAGTTTTCGTTGTTCAGCAATTTGCTGTTTATTTTTAGATAAATAAGCCTTACGGCGTTCTTTCTGGTCGTCAGTACGCATACTCAATAAAGTTCTCTTCTCTGGTGGCGTCGTTCTTCATCACGCTCGTCCATCATGTCGTTCAAGCGTTCTGAAAACGTGCCACTTTTGCGTTTCACTTCTTCTGTTACACGTGCCTTATTCTGGTACTTCGCACCTAACACCACAAGCCCAGAGGCGATAACTCTATCGCCATGTCTCTTTCTAGCCCCACTAGTTAGATCAGCACTTGAGCTAGTCCCTATATCCCCATTTTCATAGAACACATAATCCCGCAACTCGTCCAGTGTCTCTTCATCATGAACGATTATTGCGGAGTAGGTGGGTTTTGTTTTAAGTCCCTCTGTAAGTGCCACACCCAATTGTCCAAGCAGGTCTGATTTTGTATTTGGGGTAGAGTTCCAACCGTATCGGTTTTTTTGCTTCTTGACTTTTGCGTCTTCGGCACGGCTCGTATAGATGTAACGATGCCCGTTCCAAGCAAGACGGCGACCAAAGTTAGTACCATGACCGCCGTTGTTCTCAAAGATAACGAATGCTTCACCGGAACGCCCGCCACACCACAAAGCAATAGCCCGAACAACGTCAGCGAACAGATCATAATTAGTATTAGGACAGGCCCAGACTCCAACTTCTTCATTGGTGTTCACATCCAAAATCTTGGCAACTGAGTTTGATTCTCCCGTCCCTAACGCAATATCACAACCAATCACATAGTTGTGGTCTTTACTTGGTTTTGGCCCCCACCACTTCAACCGATTGCGGCCACAATGCTCCACGAACCACGACTTACTTACTCGTCCGTCAGCACCATACTCAAACTGAATCTCGCCCTCAACAGTTGGTGGCTTAATGTAAACCGATTTGATTCTCTCCAAGACTACTGGCTCAAACACTGCGTCAGAGGCACCAGTCGGTGTCATCCAGACGTTTGACATGAAGTCGCGTCGGTTTCCTCGACGTCGTTCTTCTTCTGTGTCGTGCCAAGGACTTCTAATATCTCCGGGGAGATTCTCACACGCATCGGCCACAAATCGCGGGGAAGGCCCAGAGTAGCCCACGGACAATAAGTCTCGCTCCAACTTTGATAGAGTAAACGTCCATTCGGAGTGGTCATTAAAAATCTCCGGGTAGTTGCTCAGGTAGTATTCTTTGTCAACAATCTCAATCACATCGTAGTCGGGCGACTTGTATAACCCTTGTCGTTTGTTCGGATTGTCCCACCACGGCAAAGCTACTACCTTAGTTGTAGGCTTTCGTAGTGCTTTAGCAAAAGCGTGGTTATCACCGAACCAGTGAGTAGAGCCGTAAATAACACAACCAGTAACGTCATGCACGCTGCCTTCAATCGACTCTGCAACGCGAGGGTCAACACGTCCAAATTCATCCAAGAACATAGCAGTAGCACGACGGCCAGCAGAAAAAGATTCATTCGTTGTTTCGCCTCTAATCACAGACCCGGTAGCCTCAACCGTGATCTGCATTTCTTTTCGTTTGATGCTATCCGTGTACGGCTTCATCCATAGGGGCAGGGTCTTGAAGGCAAAGTCAATCTTAGCAAAAAGGGTATAAGGGTCGCCCTGCCCGTCTACTAGGTCCTCTTTACGGGAACCCACCATAAAG